TCCAAACTTTAAAATTAAATTTAAAGATTTATGGCCATATAGTTTATCGGATTTAAACTTTGATGCTACTGAGACGGACGTTCAATATTTGACTGCAGAAGTCACTTTCAAGTATACTATTTACAATATAACTGATTTAAACGGAAATAATTTATGACAATTGACCTTGATATGATCCAAAGCATGTGGGAAACTGATTCCAAAATTGACATTGACAATCTTCACACAGAATCATTAAACATTCCAGCACTTCATGCAAAGTATTTTGATATTTACAATAACATTTCTTTGCTAAGAAAAAAAGCAGAACAGCAAAAAAGAAATATTCGTCATGATCGTTTTGAGTATTATACGGGAAAGGCTGATCCAGAAGTATATGTGGAAAATCCTTTTCCCAAAAAAATTAGAGATAAAGATACACTTCAAAAATATCTTGATGCAGATGAAAGACTTTCAAATGTCTGCCTCAAAATTGACTATTATGAAACTATGCTAAATTACTTAGAGAGTATTCTTAAAGTAATTCAAAATAGAACATACCAAATTAAGAATGCAATTGAATTCGTAAAATTCCAGGCAGGTTATGGTTGATAATGTAAATCTGGTTATATCTAAGTCAAACGAAGTTTTTTTAAAAATACAAACGGAACCTCATATAGAATATGAACTTAGAGATCACTTTAAGTTTGAGGTTCCTGGTGCAAAATTTATGCCACAATATCGTGGTAAAAATTGGAATGGAGAGATACATCTTTTTGATTCTCGTTCCAAACAAATTTATACAGGCCTTTTAGATAAGGTAGTTGATTTCTGCAGACAATACAACTACACTTATAAGTTTGAAAACAACAAATTTTACGGCCTTCCATTTGAAGTGAATGAAGAGATCTCAATGGAAGGTGTCAAGGATTATATGAATTCAATTTGTTCACATCAACCACGTCAATACCAAGTTGAGGGAGTATATGACGCCCTACGGCATAATCGAAAGCTACTGATAAGTCCCACTGGGTCAGGTAAAAGTCTGATGATTTACGCCCTCGTGCGATATTATATGGATAAGAACCAAAAAATTCTAATAGTCGTACCGACGACCAGTCTTGTAAGTCAGATGTACGGGGATTTTCGGGATTATGGTTTACGTGTAGATTCATGTTGTCACCAAATATATTCTGGAAGGGAAAAGAATAGTGATATGCCAGTTACAATTACAACTTGGCAGTCAGTCTATAAATTAGAACGTTCATTCTTTGAGGACTACAACGTCATTATAGGTGACGAAGCACATCTTTTCAAGAGTAAGTCACTTATATCTATAATGTCAAAATTGCATCATGCAAAATATAGATTTGGATTTACAGGAACTCTTGATGGAACTCAAACTCATAAATGGGTTCTTGAAGGATTATTTGGACCATCATATAAAGTTACTAAAACTGCAGAGTTAATGGAACAGGGTCACTTGTCCCAATTAGACATTCGCTGTTTGCTTCTTAAACATAATCCTAAAAAATTTGAAACTTATGAAGATGAAATTCAATATCTTATCAGTCATGAAAAAAGAAATAAATTTCTCACTAACCTAACATTAGATTTAAAAGGAAATTCTTTGGTTCTTTATAGTCGGGTGGCCACCCATGGGGAGATACTTTTTAATCTCATAAATACTCACAAGCGAGATGATCGTAAAGTATTTTTTGTTCATGGTGGAGTGGATGCTGAAGAAAGAGAATTGGTAAGAGAGATTACAGAAACTGAAACAAACGCAATTATCGTAGCATCTTACGGCACTTTTTCTACCGGTATTAATATTCGTAATTTACATAATATCGTATTTGCATCACCATCAAAATCGAGGATAAGAAATCTTCAAAGTATTGGTAGAGTTTTAAGAAAAGGAAAAAACAAAACTAAAGCAGTTCTTTATGATGTATCTGATGATTGTACTTTTAAATCAAGAAAAAATTACACTCTAAATCATTTAATTGAAAGAATTAAAATATACAATGAAGAAAAATTTAACTATGAAATAATTACAATTAATCTAGGAACATGATAGAAGATGATTTTTATGCAACACTCAAATTAAAGACTGGTGAAGAAATCTTTGCAAAGGTAGCAGCTACCGAAGAAGAAGATAGAACGTTATTGATTGTTTCCAATCCAGTAACAATTGGAGAGGTCAAGGGAAGGATGGGTACTTATGGATACAAGATAGAACCCTGGTTAAAAACAACTACCGATGACATGTTCATTCTGAACATGGATGATATCCTTACTATGTCAGAATCTTCAGATATAGAAATGATTATGATGTACCAGTCTTACATTAGGCAATCTGAAAAACAAAGAAACAAACAGACTAAAATCAGTCGTGAGATGGGATATTTGTCTAATGTAACTGATGCTAAAGAAATATTGGAGAAGCTATTTAAAAGTAGCTAAGACTTATCTTCAAACCGGACAAAGCTAGTCTACATGCATTTTAGAAACTTGTCAACTATTTAATTAAGTGCTATAATTAATACATAATAATGATAAAAACTAATGATTACCACAGCAGTTATGGCCAAAAGAAAGAGGTCAGAGCATTACGTTAACAACAAAGAGTTTTTGGCAGCATTAATTAAATATCGTGAAGATATTGAAATTGCACAAATTAAAGGTAAAACAAAACCACGTATTACAAATTATCTTGGTGAATGTTTTTTAAAGATTGCAACTCACCTATCCTTTAAACCTAATTTTGTTAATTACATGTTTAAGGAAGATATGATTTCAGATGGTATTGAAAATTGTGTGCAGTACATTCACAACTTCAATCCACAGAAATCTCAAAATCCTTTTGCATATTTCACTCAAATTATTCACTATGCATTTCTAAGACGTATTCAAAGGGAAAAACGTCAGTTAGAAATTAAAAATAAAATTCTTGAAAGGACTGGTTTTGATCAAGTGTTTGATGATAACAATACAGTTGACGGATCCAACTATTCAGACTATAATTCCATTAAGGATGCAGTCCACTCCAAACTTCGTTATTGAATGAAAGTCGCAATCATTACTGACCAGCACTTCGGAGCAAGAAAGAATTCAAAACTCTTTCATGATTACTTTCTAAAGTTCTACAATAATGTATTCTTTCCCACTCTAGAGGAACGGGGTATTACCACAGTCATTGATATGGGTGATACTTTTGATAGTCGTAAAGGAATTGATTTTTCTGCTCTTTTTTGGGCTAAAAATAATTACTATGATCGTCTTAAAAAGATGGGTTGTGCAGTCTATACTGTAGTTGGCAATCATACTGCCTATTACAAAAATACTAACGAAGTAAATGCTGTGGATCTACTTCTTCGTGAGTATGAAAATGTATGGGTAATTTCAGAACCAAAAGAGTTTATTATCGATGGTCTTAAAATTCTTTTTGTTCCTTGGATTAATCAAGATAATGAACAAAAAACTTTTCATACGATTGCTCACACAACTGCAACTGTTGCAATGGGCCATTTAGAACTTCATGGTTTTCGCATTAATCGTGGAATCGTAATGGACCATGGAATGGATGCAGATATTTTTAACAAGTTTGATAGGGTTTATTCTGGTCATTATCATACTCGTTCCAATCAAGAAAATATCTATTATCTTGGAAATCCTTATGAGATTTACTGGAATGATGTAGGAGATACTCGTGGGTTTCATATCTTTGATACTGAAACTTTGGAACATACTCCAATCAACAATCCATACAAGATGTTTCATAACATCTACTATGAAGATACAAACTATCAAACTTTTAATGCAACAGAATATGAAGGAAAAATTATTAAAGTAATTGTTCGTAAAAAAACTGACACAAAGAAATTTGAAAAGTTTATTGATAAACTATATTCTTCTAATGTAGCAGAACTCAAAGTTGTTGAGAATTTTCAAATTCAAGAAGCAGAAGATTTTGAAGCATTTGAAAATGAAGATACTCTTTCTATTTTGAATAGATACATAGAAGAAGCAGAAGTTGAACTGGATAAAACACTCGTTCAAAAGATACTTCAAGAGGTTTATCAAGAAGCTTGTGAGTTGGTCTAATGTTCATCTTAACAATTGATGGCAAAGAAAAAGAAGGTGCATATGCTGTCTTAGATGAAGATGGGGATCAAGTTCTTTATATTTTTGAAGAAGAAGATGATGCATCTAGATTTGCATTAATGCTTGAAGATCAAGATTTTCCTGAAATGCATGTAATTGAAATTGAAGACGATTTAATGCTTAAGACTTGCGAAATACAAAATTACAGATATACTATTATAACCAAAGATGACATTGTGATTCCGCCAGACCATCATGATTTTATTTGAAAAAATTCGCTGGAAGAACTTTCTTTCTACCGGTAACCAATATTCTGAAGTTGACTTTCAGCAGAATAAGACAACTTTAATAGTTGGTACAAACGGTGCTGGTAAAAGTACAGTTTTGGATGCACTTACATTTTCCTTGTTTGGCAAACCATTCCGCAAAATTAATAAACCCCAACTTGTTAATTCTACAAATGAGAAGGATTGTAAAGTAGAAGTTGAATTTTCTATTGGAAATATTCAATGGAAAGTTGTGCGTGGAATTAAACCAGCAATCTTTGAAATTTATAGAAACGATGTTGTTCTAGATCAATCTGCTGCGGCATTGGATCAGCAGAAGTGGTTAGAACAAACTGTTCTCAAAATGAATTATAAGTCTTTCACTCAGATTGTGATTCTTGGTTCAAGTACTTTTGTTCCTTTCATGCAACTTCCAGCAGCTCATCGTAGGGAAGTTATTGAAGATTTGTTAGATATTAAAATCTTTTCTTCAATGAATTCAATCATTAAAGATAAGATTCGCCAATGTAAAGATGAAATCAGAACTCTTGAATTAAAAAAAGAATCATTCAAAGATAAAGTTCAAATGCAACAGAACTTTATTGAAGAATTGGAGAACCGTGGAAAAGATAATATTAATAGCAATAATCGGAAAATTTCCGATTTGGATGAAGAAATTGGTATTCATATAAGAGATACTTCTCTTACCCAAGCAATAATTGATGGATATACAAAAGATCAAGAAGAACTTATTGGTGCAGGAGATAAACTTCGCAAACTTGGAAACCTGAAAGGAAAGATTTCTCAAAAAGTATCAACAATTACTCAAGAGCATAAGTTTTTTACAGAGAATACGGTTTGTCCCACCTGTACGCAAGAGATTGGTGAGGACTTTAGAATAAATAGGATTAGTGACGCTCAAGCTAAAGCAAAGGAGTTGCAATCTGGTTATCAAGAACTAGAGGAGGCAATTAAAGAGGAGGAAGAACGAGAGCGTCATTTTCTCAATCTTTCTAAAGAGATTACAAAACACACGAATGGCATTTCACAAAACAATATTAAAATTTCTGGATGTCAGAGACAAATCAGAAATCTTGAATCTGAAATTCAAACTATTACCAATCAACTTGAAAACAGAAATATTGAACATGAAAAACTAGAACAATTTAAAGATAACCTTCAAAATACCTACGAAGAACTGTCAACTAAAAAAGATTTGGTTAACTATTATGATTTTTCGTATGGTCTGTTAAAAGATGGTGGAGTTAAAACTAAAATCATCAAGAAGTATTTGCCTCTCATCAATCAGCAGGTAAATCGTTATCTGCAGATGATGGATTTCTATATTAACTTTACTCTTGATGAAGAGTTTAATGAAACAGTTCAATCACCAATTCACGAAGATTTTTCATATGCCTCCTTTAGTGAAGGAGAAAAAATGAGAATTGATTTGGCTCTTTTGTTTACTTGGAGGGAAGTTGCTGGATATAAAAATTCAGTAAATACTAATCTGTTAATCTTAGACGAAGTATTTGATAGTTCTCTTGATGGATTCGGAACAGAAGAGTTCTTAAAAATTATTCGTTATGTTATCAAAGATGCAAATGTATTTGTTATCTCTCACAAATCAGGTCTTGAGGATCGATTTGAAAATGTTATAAAATTTGACAAGCAAAAGGGATTCAGTAGGATGGTTTAGGAAGTGGCACAAGACTACGACAAAATTGATGAGTTTATAGATAGAATGCTAAAGAAATTTGATCGTTGGATCTATGGCCCACCACAAAATTTGGGAAAGTGGACGCCACCCGTCACGTCGTCCCGATAAGGGGAAGAAGAAACCCCAAGCAATTCGCCAAGCGAAGAAACGTTTGGCCCAATTTAAAAAGCGTCATATGGGTCGTCCACTGGGCGACCTTTCGTTGTATTATGGCTGCATCTGAGAGATACCAATGCCTGTCAATCACGAAATCAAATCCCAACTTGCCAAGTTGCTTGCGACGGAAGACCTTGTGGTTGAGCACAAGCAAGTGGAGACTGCCTGCTTTAATGTCCAAACTCGTGTATTGACTTTGCCTCTGTGGGAGAAAGCAAGTAATAATATCTACGATCTTCTAGTTGCTCATGAAGTTGGTCATGCTTTGTTTACTCCTGATGAAGATTGGGATCTATCAATTCCAAAACAATTTCTTAATGTAACAGAAGATGCTCGCATTGAGAAATTGATGAAGCGTAAATATGCTGGATTGAATAAAACTTTTTTTGGTGGTTATAAGGAATTTGATCAAGAAGATTTCTTTAACCTAGATGATGAAGATGTTGAAAATATGAATCTTGCTGACCGTGCTAACCTTTGGTTTAAGATTGGTAATCATCGCAATATTCCTATCAAGCAAGAGGAAACTTATATCATCAATATGATTGCCGATGCAGAAACTTTTCAAGATGCCATGAAGGCAGCAGAAGAGCTTTACAAATATTGTAAACAAGAGCAGCAGCAACAGACTACCCCAGAAATGAGTAGTACCACTCAAAATGAGGGTGACTCCACCCAGGGGCAGAGTGAAAGGCAGAGTGAAGATTCTGGAAATAATGGTGGGGAAAGTGCTGGA